TTTCACCACCAGCAATTGTAGACACTACACCATTTCTAACAACAGTAAAAGCTCCATTCAAAACCTTAGCTTTAGAACTTGATCCTATTGCTAATGCTGGAGTACCTACTATTGCTACACCACCCTGATTATTCATCTGTGCAATGACATCATTGATAACCTGTTTAAGATTAGCATTATACATTACATCTTTACTATCGTAAGACATTGTATTAGTCTTTTAAATTTAGTTTTTGGGTATTTACATACCATTGGTATACCTATAACCCTAAAGGTACTGCTTGTTTTCTTTTAGAGGTACAAGCAGTAAAACCTATCAAACACTAGAACTTACAATTAGACTATTGCATGTTCAATTCTAATCATCCATGATTGATTTAGAATCTTTGTAACATGATTTGCTTTCCATCCAATTGTACCTCTCTGCTTTAGAGGATCTGCACTACCAGAAGAACCAAGCTCTGTAATATACATTTTCATTGCATTACCAGAAATACTTGTTACACCATATGCATCTTTACCAAAAATCAATGTACAATATACATCAATTCCAAGATTTCCCTGTCCCTCTTTAACATATCCTTGAGTAGACTCAACAAATCTTACTCTATCATACTTACCAACCTCATTAGGCATAACATCTGCTTTATTTGCATATTGCTCTACTGGTACAAAACCTGAGATTGCTCTTAGATTTACAACTGTATTAGGATGAACAATACCTACAAAACATGGAGCTACTGGAGATGTTAAGTAACCAGCATCTGGGGATACAAAGTTAGTTATATACTTAGCATTTGCACTTCTCAATGTTGAGATTGCAGTATCTAATATAACCTTCTCTAATACATCTGTTGCAGAAACATCAGATGTCTGAGCATTTACTTTAGGAGATGTTGCATCTGCATAAAGTACATTCGTACCTTGTACAAGAACATTTCTTGCTAAAGTATCAATTGATAATCCAGCCTGTTCTCCAAGTACCTCTGTTAATTCTGTTAATACTGGATCTGGGGATTCTATAGTTACTTTATCTGTATATGTGATGTAATCACCATACCATAAAGCTGTAGCAGTTATATCTGTTACACCTGGATTTGTTCCTGCTGGAGTTTCACCTTCAGCTAGGGGTGTTGTATTTGCTGTTAAAGCACCATACTTTCTAAACTTGACTGTGCCTGTTCCACCAACTGGAATGTTTTTTACCTGTCCGAAGTTAGTATGGACTAAATAAGGCTTCTCCCTTTCAAGTAACAATCTATCGTAATAGTTGTTAATTGCATGAGGAATTGTTGTTACTGATGCACTCATCTTATTATATAAATAAAAATTAAATAACTATAAAACAAAAAAACCTAGTCGGAAAATCAACATTGATCTTCTAACTAGGTTATTCCTTTGCTTGTTTAGTTGTAATTAAATATAGAATATATATCCTACATTGTCAAGTTATGAGTTTTTGACACTATTCACAAACTTCTCAAAATCATTTGAACTCATTGTATTAAAGTCTGGAGCAGTAGCTTCACTTCTACTAAAACTTGATCCACCAATATTACTCTTCAAGGCAATACCTGCATCCTGTATTCCACTCTTTCTTCCAATCTCTATCCACTCAGAAGGACTCTTAATATTCCTAATAGCAAACTCAACAGGATTCTTATGACCTCGTACAATAGCCTTCGCTGTTATTTCTGCAATCTCATCTGCATAATCTGCATACATAGGGTTCTCTTTAACAAGCTTTGCAACTTCTCTTTGAGCTTGAACTGTAGCCTTCACTTCCTGTAATTCATTATGAGTATTGTCAATAACAACTGGAGCTTCCTTCTTCTCCTCTACCTTCTCTTCCTTAACTTCTTCAACCTCTTCATTTTCAGACACATCTGCAAATGGATTAAAGTAATCCTCAAATTTCTCTTCTACATCATTATTTACAGGAGCTTGATCATTTGCATCCTGAGTTGTAAGTTTTTCTTTTACTTCCTCTGCCATTGTAAGGGCAATAAAAATTTATTTAATATATATCTGAGGGCACTTCCTGATCATCACTCATCTCGGATAAATCTTTGATAAATGTTTCAGGCATAGCCAACAGATCTTTAATATAATATAACCTTATCCTTATCTTCTGCAACTGATCCATGTTCATATCCTTATTAATATCATCCATCTCTAATTGCAATCCATCTCTTTGTTGATTCAGATATAAACTAATTATCTTCCATCCATCACTATTTACCAACTCTTTTAACTTATGTACTATCTCTTCCCTACCCTTTTTACTCATTAAAGCCTGAGCATACTCTTGCATAGTAAGATCCTTCATTCCTTTTAATTTTACAAATTAGTTACTTCTGCTGGTAATCGCATTGGACTGCTCCCTTGTGCTGGAGCTACCTGTCCTTCACTCATTCCCATCTCGTTTTGATCTGGATTAAGTGCTGGATTAATTTGTTCCAACTTCAACCCCTTTATATGTAATAACATGTGATTATCCTTTATCTTACCATCCCTTGCTTTCTTATGTTCTCTTAAATGTACCTGATGATTATCATTCTCCAAAAATGGAGGTACTATTCCCTTATCCATCATATCGTTCTGCTCCCTTGCTATTACCTCATCTCTAGTTGGAGGAAGAATATTGTCAATCTCTTCACTATCTAAACCTGCAAGATACATACCATATTTAATACCAGCTCTCTTATCTGCTTCAGGATCTTGAAGTACAACCTCAAGAAGTTTTAGATATTGTACAAACTTCCTCATCTTACTTGCCTCTGATAACGCCTTACTTGTTATCTTTACATCTGGATCAACCTTGCAAGTAATATCCTTTTTAGTTATCTTCTTGAAACTTCTTGTAGATCCAGCAATTCTAATGACCTTCTCTCCAAGCCCATCATTAAAGAACACCTTATATGACAAATACCATAAATTCCAGAAATCTTTATCTCCAGAAGCAATACTCTTTAAAGCAAGTGAATACCTTGTCTTACTACTCTCTGACACCATCTTTAACTCTCCAAGAGTCCTTTGCTGTTCACTTAATACACCCTGCTGTAGAGATGGAGTTGCACTTGCTGTCTGTGCTGATACATCCAAGTAATTAAGCATATTATCAAGCAAATTAAGGTTAGGACTATCCTTATATACTGGAGCAATAGCTTGTCTTGGATCTCCATCAACTGGAATCCACTTATCATATCCCCATTTCAAATCATTTACATTCTTAATAAGATTCTTATTAAATGCATGAGAACCATACACAGATATTCTTGTAAGATTAAGTGCATCATTGATAAGAACTGCTTTCTTCCTCTGCTTATCTTCCAACATATCAGGTAATGACATACCCTTAAATTGATGTGGCTGAGGATTGATTCTCTTTGATGCGACCCACCATGATAGAGGATTACCCTTGTCATCCAATGGTAAAATCTTACCTCCAATAATTGATTCACAATCAGGAGTTAAGAGAAGCAGTACCTTCTTACCATCCCACCATGTTCTCCATTGCAACACTTCATATACATTATTGTCATTCATATCACTCTTATCAAAGTGAACAATATCACCTCCCAATGCTTCAATCCTCATTCTTCTTGCTTCTTCCTGTTTGTCGCTTTCCTTCTTGTTTACCTTTTCCAACTTATCCAATGCATCTGGATACATAACATGACTATTTAACACCTCTCTTTTGCTCATATACAAAGACCAACCCAAGAATCTCATACCACCTTTATTAACACTATTACCATCTATGGAAGATGAAAGAGTATCATAATAGAAAGATGTTGGATCAATGATTGATGGAGCTGGACATTTCTTATCTATATCAAACTCAATCATGTCTACTAAACCATATGAGAAGAATAATGCATCCCAAAGTTGATTCAAATCAAGCTCATCTTTCCTCATTAACTCAACATCATAATTTGCTGTACTTGTTAAATTCTCTGCTGATTCAATATCACCATCTTCTCTTGGAATCCATTGTTTATCTAACTCATCATCATACAAAGATGATAACCATGTATTCATATGAGTAAATAGAAGTGGCTCTCCTACTAAATCCTCATCCCTCTTCTGATTGTTATATAACTTCAATCTCTTTAGATTTTTATCTATCCATTGATCCAAACCCCTTGTTGCAAACTCATACTCAGAAGAAACCTGCACAAGTAACTTTTTCTCATCTTCTGGCTTCAAATCAAGGTCTAACATGCCCTTAATACTTTTACCTTTCTTTGTAGAGCCTGTAGGAGCTTCATCTTTTGCTGTTATATCAAGATTTTCTTTGTTATCCAAGATTTCACTTACATTCCCCCTTTTCTTAGTAGTTGCCATCTTCTTCTAAAGATTTCAAATTAAATGCATCTGCTACATATGTAGCACCCTCTAATTCCAAACCATCCCTTGCTTGTAAAACACTTGATCTGTTTATTTCTGTTACCTCAACCCTTACAGGCTGACCCTCTATCTTATGGATGACAACAGTAAACTTTCCATAATCAAGGTCTCTTATCTTTTTAATCAATGCACCTTCCAACTTTGTGATTCTTACCTCAAGCACTCTCTCTTTTAATTCAGAACTTATCTTTGAATCTTTCATACTTATACTATACTAATATATATCATTAACTACAAGCTCACTAGAACCTGCAACCGCTCTGATTTCTGCTTCTTTTACTGGAAGATTATCTGCCATATACTCAAAACAACTCCTGTGATGTGAGTATATATCATGTATTGGAGCTTGTATTGGAGTTGTTGCCTGACTTGTTTCACTTCTTTCTGGATACCTACTCTGCATCATACTCTCAATAAAGAACTCATTGTTATCTTCATCCACTTCCAGCTTCTTCATAAAGAGTAGAGCCTTCTGTCTTAAATCATAATGGCTTCTACCAGCCCATTCTCTACATTGAACATAAATACCATGCTGAGCTAATACACCCCTTGTACTTTCCTTGTCTAACAAACTTCTCTTCTTTACATCTGGATCTCCAAAATGAGTAGCAGGTTGCCAATACCTATGCCTTGCTATTATCTCCAAGTCATTATCATCATACTCGTATGCCCTATCAGAAAGTATTTGTCCTGTTACAAATGGAATATAGAACTTAATATCCTTATCAGTATTAAAGTATGAATCAATCAATCTCCATCTATCCATTGCTACATTCCATTGATACCATTGCATTGCTACACCATCCAATCCAAAATCCCATGATACATACAATGGCTGAGTTGGGTCATACTTACTCTTTACCACTGGTACAAGCATAAACTCAGAAGCATATACCTTACCTTCAATTGAACCAGAGTAAGAAATATTGCGTTCTCTTTCAAACTCTTCTGCACTTTGCTTTGCTCTTTGCTCTTGCTCCCACTTCTCATCTCTTCTAGGGTCATCCTTATAGTGAAAGGTAAATATCTTAACCCTTCCAGACTGCCTTAGCTTGTAAAAGAAAGATGCCTTACCAGATTCAGGAGGAGTTGATATTGCCAGTCTTGTTGTTGCAGATGAACCACTTGATTCCCATGAACTCTTTGCATTAGCCCAGAAGCCCATCTCATCAAATAGTGCAAGGTTATATCTTCCAGCTCTACCAAAATTAGGATTACTACTTTCACCAGTAATAACATTCTCATTATCAGGTCTGCTCAATTTCATATATGTTCTATTCTTGGTCATATCAAACCCATCTGGTAACATCCACTCTGGTAATCTACGAAGATTGTAATCTATCTTCCAGAAGAGAGCATCAGGATCATCACTCTTATCCACCTTATTCTCTACTCTTGAACCTATCAAAGCATTAAAGTCATGGAAGAGCCATTGATATAGAACAATAGCTATAAGAGTTGTATATGATGCACCTACATCTCTGCTCTTCTCTATCAACCCATCCTCGTGATTCTTTAACAATCTCTCTACCCATCTTACATATTCAATTTGCTTATCCCAAAGAATAAAGGGAAGATTTCTATTCCTTTCTCTTGGATCAAATGTATATGCAAAATTGTTACACCAGAACACAGAATCTTCAGCACATTTAATAAGCACCTCTTTTCTATACTCAAGGTCTGATTCACACATCTTCTTTATCTCAAACCTTTCTTTAAGTTTCTCTTTGTAATTCATCAATGGACTTGTTCTTTAACTCAGCTAACACACTTGAAAGATTAACACTCTCCACTTTCTCTCCAGCAGATGTAATATCAGTTTCAACTTTGTCCTTTAAGTCAGTAATATTCTTAGTGAGAAATACTGCATATGTAGGATTCAGATAATTATTTACTGATAAATAAACAAGCATTTCTTTCTGTAATCCTTTTGCTCTCTCATATGCTAGAAAAAAGTCATCATGCTCAGCTATCCAATTAGTTAAAGTCCTCTGACTAATTCCAATTTCTCTACAGAAACCTTCAAACAAGGGGATTTTATTAGGTACTTCCTCTTCCCATTCAACAGGAATACCCTTAATAATTTTAACTACCTTCTTTTTAACAAAATATGGAACATCAAAATATGCAACAATATCTTTACAATATCGCTTCTTATACTTTGTAGGTCTGCCAAACTTGTAATAAATAGGAAGTTTTTTCTTAACTTTCTTAATCTTTTTAGATGTTTTAGCCTGTTTTTCAGTTGCTTTCATATATAATACTATCACAAATTAGTAATAGTTCTTATATATTGTAGCACAATTAGTAATTAAAAGAATACAGGTACTCCAAAAAGAGGATTAGAACATATACACAACCAATACCAATTGCTATTGTAACGCTTCCCAGTAGCACCAACTCCATTTTTTCACTCTTTGTCATAATTACATATAGATTAAATTAGATTTCTTACCTGAGTTCTTCTTCTTATCTTCACCAATTTTCCAGAAGAATAACCTCAGAACACTACCTCTTATATTAGGGTAATCACTCAGCCATCCTTCTACATACCTGAGATAATCCATCTTATCCTGATGCTGTTTAGCTACACTCATAATCCTTCCATACTCTTTTCTATTGATCCCATACTTCTTACAAAAATCCAAAGCCCATACTTGCCACTCAGAAAGCGACTTACCTTTCTGCTTTACTTCATATTCTTTTAGTATGTCTTTAAGATTTTCCATCCGTATCCCCCTCCATATTACTTTGTTGTTAATTTAGATATAACCTTGTTGAACTCCTCTAACCCATACCTATCAATAAAAGCAGTCATATTTTCTAGTAACCATTTACTATCTAATTTTAATGCCCTATACCTCATTATCTTTTCTGCAACTCTTTCTATTCTGCACCCCATATTACTTTGTTGTTAATTTAGATTTTTCTTGGTTTACAATTATCTCTTTAAGTTGCCTAATCTCTTCATTTCTCATCTGAATTATTTTCTTATAGTAGTTATCTATTTCCTTAGCCTGTTCTACTGAGATTGTAAACATCAAAGGACTTAATGGGTCATAGTTGCTGTTATTCTCATTCTTGAAATCAAGAAACAATCTTACTATTTCACTTATATACTCCATATTACTTTGTTGTTAATTTAGATAATAATCTTTTTAATCTTGCAATTTCTTCTCCATATTACTTATTGTCTTCAATTAAATTATCATTTATCGGCTTCTTAGCCATATTCAATATATGAACCACAACATCATAATATTCAGAACCATATTCCCTATCTCTATTCCTCACATACCTAGCATTTAGTACAAGAGTATCTAGTAATTCAAATAGTTTCTTTATATCTCCATCTGCAAACATCTTGTAATTATTCCACCACAGTTGTAGTTCTATATGTTTAGCAACCTCTTTACCTGCTTCTACTTGTAAACCCTCTATTGTCCTCTCCATATTACTTATTGTCTTTTAATTTAGATAACTTTCTATTTTCTCTGATATTTCCTCGTACGCAGTATTACCACTGTTAAATATATCGTTCATCGCAAGTTTTAACATAAACCATTCGTCTTTTGTAAAAGCCTCCTTCTTTCCCTCTTCCCTTGCTTTGTCTAGTTCTTGTTGGATAAACTCCTTTAGTTCATCAATAGCGTAAACCGTTTTTTCGTCTATGGTAACAAACATAGCCTCCTCCATACTATCATAACCTCCCAATCTCTCTTCCCAATTTTTCTTCTCTTCCATACTACTTTGTTGTTAATTTAGATTTAACCTAGCATCTTGCTAATATACTTAGCTCTATTAGACTCTAGGACTTTCTTCATAGCCATCTCAACATCTTCCTGATTAACTTCTACAGGTGGTCTAGTTCTTTTAGCTATAGCAATAAGCCCTGTAATAACATCCTGTGTCTTATAGAAAGTATACATACCCTTTTGTGATGTTTCAGGTTTAGGAAATATCTTCATATGATCTCTCCAGTAATTAAGAGAATTGTTATTAAACTTATCCTTTTGTATATGTAAGAAGTTAGCCATCTCTATTACTTCTCTTTGTGTCCATAGTTTTCTCATTACTTTACCTCCATTTGAGCATAAGCCCATCTATAATTTCTTAACCAATCATTACTTACATATCCCACATACTTCTTAACCTTAGCCATATCATTACCTATATTAAGATAATTCTTCTCTACTCCTTCACAAATCTCTTTAGCCATTATCTCTTGATCTGGATCATAGTTTCTATTACCACCCTTAAACCATCCATAGAAATTACTCTGCCTCTTAACATCTCTACCCATACCTGTTTCTGCAACAGATATTGCTACTACAGTTCTTAGAGCTTCATCAGAACAATGCTCATCTAAAAGAGTAAAATACTTATCATCAATCCTAGATCCTTTATAGCTTTGAGTAAAAGCTTTGATAGACTTTACAGAACTCTCCATAAATACTTCAGCCGGTACTACTTCTATAGTTCCATCAGCCTTAGTAGTTACCCTATCTCCACCTACCCACTCCTGCTTATCCTCTACTACAACTTCCTCAGCATACACTTTAACAGGCTCCACATCTACTTCTACTCTCTCTTCCTTCTTACCTACTAATGTTAAAAGTAGTAAGTAAATAAGCATACCCATTGCTATTAAGAAAAAGAACCTTCTAAACATAACCTCCCCTCTTCTTTGCCCATCTAGTAAGCTCCATCCTTTCCAAAACTTCAGAAAGCTTAACTTACCCTTATCAGACACATTTAAATTCTTCATTCCTTTAAAGAATTAATTTAATTACATCTATATATTATCATATCTTGACTTGCCTGTCAAGTACATTCACCTAATTAAACAAAGTGTTTTGTACAATAGGTTTCCATTCAAAGTAACAAAGAGTATACTTACCTTCCCTTCCCCACTTGTCATCAAACTCTGCAAAAGCCAAAGGTATCTCATATACATCCAAAACCATGTATGGAGTAAGTACATCACTCTTCTTCTTGCTCTTAGGAGCATACTTATCAGGCTTCTGGATAATACATATATCCTTCTGTCCTTGTTTAGCTTCCTCAATCTTCTTCTTTGCTATAGCTACCATTTTCTTCCCAGCAAATCCATTACCAAGTTTATACCCATCAAATGGAGTTGTCTTAAATATTACATATGCTTCTTGTGCCATGTTACTTATCTTTAGAATTTAGATCCAGATATTCATTGATAATATCTACAGCTTCATTACTACTGTAACAAACCTCTACTCTATATCCCATCTCCTGTAAATTCTCAATCCACCAACTCTGATCATCAGAAGGTTTATTCTTTCCAGCTTTCATCTCAATCCATAAACCAGCCTTCATGTCTGTTACTTGTCCTTCATTTACATATGTCATTGGTACAGGAAGGAATACATCTGGAACACCCTTCTTAACACCCTCATCTTTCATTCTCTTTGCAATACTCCATCTTCCACCACCACCACCATATGATGCACCATTAGGAATTGCCATTAGAAGTTTTAATGCTGGAATCTTCTTACTATTTAATTCAGCCCAGTAAAATAAAGCTACTTGTTCATCATGCTCTGGAGTAAGTTTCTTCTTTCCAGCTTTCCCTTGAAGAGCTTTATACTCCTCTATTGTCATTGTTTCCATTCTTATTAGGTATAGTAAAATTATTCATAAGATTTCTTGATGCATAATTCATATCTATCATCAAGAGATCTTGATTAAAAGCACCAAGCATTGCCATTCTCTCACTCATATACGCAAGAGAATCTTTGCGACCCTCGTATTTTTTGTCAAGCTTTTCCTGTTCTTCAAATAACTTTTTGTATATCTTTTCCTTTAAAGATGAATACAACTCATCTTTTTCCCTTTCCTCCTCATACTTTCTTTGCCTATCAATCTCTCCCATCTTCTCTTTTCTAATCTTCTCAAAATCTAAGGTGATATTTATTTCCTCTAGTTCAAAAGATCCCATATCTAACTCTCTCGCAATAGCAACCAATACATTATATTCACCCATGCTTAACTCTATGTACCCCTCAGTATATTCACCTTCCATGCCTTCAGAATACAATCTATATAACTTCTTCATCAAAGTAATCTTCGTAAAATTTATTTATCTTATTCCAGAACCTTTTATTTCTTTCATCTATCTCAAACCTATGTCTTTAAATATCCCAATCCATAATGATTTCATCTCTCAAATATCTTTTAGTACCTTCCTTGTACCATACTTGAATATATCTTTTAGGTCTTACTACAAATCCCTCAAAGAAAACTAAGTCATGATCACCCTGTGAGAAAACATGTTTATCATCCTCATCTACTACAAAATCTCTGAGCAGTAGAGTCCTTTTAGAACTTTTTAATTTTGTATCCATCATTAGTATCTATTTCGTAACTTACTTTATTATCTTTATGACTCTGCTCCATATGAATCTTTAGAGCATCCAACATTGCTTGTAACATTCTGATAAAGAAATCAGATTGATAATCACTACCAAAATTTACATCAAAGTTAATTATTATTTTTCTCATTTTACATATCCCCCTTTTAAAACATCTAGTAGTAATTTAAAATATTTTTCTTCACCAATCTCCTTGATTAATGAAACCTGACTTTTTATCCATGTATCCTCTGTAATTATTGGCTCATGAGAAATAGAGAAAGTTTTATCAATAGTAATACAATAAAATGGATTCAAAAGTATTTTTTGCAATTTCTTTTTAGTTAAATATTTACTCATTAGAGTATCCTCCATACTCAATTAAAATATCAATCTCTGTATTAAGCTTCTGATTCTCAATATAGAGAACTACCCCAGCAACCACCAGAAGGGCAGTTGCTAGGATTAAAAACCAAGTTTTAAATGTAGTTCTTCTCACAGAGTTAAGCCTTTATTCTACCTTTCTTATCACATACAACACCATTCTTCCTATACCCAACATTCCTCATTTCACACTCATCATCATCATACTCAATTACAATCTCATCATAATCAGGCTTACAATGTTTACAGTAAGGAATCTTCTTTAAACTTCTAACAACATACTGTACTTTCTCATTAGCTATTAAACATCCACAATCACTACACTCTGTATAATCTTCCTCTATCTTATCCTCAATATAATTACTTAGTAATTCTGCAAACATCTTTCTGTTCTCATCCAACTCCATATCTTTAAATAAAGGAGTAAAATGAAAGAGTCCCATATTATCTATAGGAGATACTCTGGCTCTTCCTACTTCATCCATTAATCTCTCAACAAGACTTTTCTTTTCTTTTCTGTTAAACATTTTTGTATATAATAAAATATAAAATAATACACACTTAGAAAGGTAAATCATTATCATCTATCTCTTCCTCATCATCATCCAACCTTATGTTTTTCTTTGCATCTTTAACATCATGCTCATCAATATCCATTCCTTCAAAAGGATCTGATGTATCTACTGGAGTAAGTAAAGAACGTAAATCTATTTCACTAGATTCTGAAGCATCCCTTATCTCTGGAGCAAGAACTGTAGGCGGAGATGGCATTACAAAATACTTTGTTTCCATTCCACTACCTTCTCTTTTAATATTTACATCATACTTTCTTAAATCTCCCCACTTTGCATCATTCACAAACTCGTACAAGGATCTTAAAATAGATGCCTGAGTTATTTCTAATATCTTTACTGATTCATCCTTGTAGTCCCATACCTTCATTGCCCAGAACTCCTTTGTCTGAAATTCTGATACCTCCTTAGGAAGCTTCTGATTGTATTCTATTCTGTAAGGCTTATCACCTTTCTCTCCTCTGCCCTTCTCTCTTACAACTCCATCTGGACTTACCCAGTAAAGCTTTCCTATAAGAGGTTTACTTAAAATCCTAATGTTATTTGAACCTTCACTCAACTTCATAAATTCACTTGATGTAGCTGGAGTATATCCCTTTGGTAAAAATCCATCTTCTTTATTTGACATGTTTATTAAAAAACTAATTTAAAAATTGTATTGGATTGCTCAAATGGAACAGTAAATGCTAATAACAATTTAGATAAGGAATAGAAAATCAATCCTATTCTCACATTCCTATACTAATATATAATGTGTTGATTACCTTGTCAAGTAATATTACTAGAGGATATTTTGCCTGTTTTTGTTTGCTGTTTTAAGACTAGATAATAGGACTTCTATATCCCCAAGAGAGGCTTAAGCTAAGTTTATATACTAGATAGATTTTAACCAGTGATAACTATCCTATCCCCAGTATGGAAGTTATGTAGTCAGCAGAGCAGTTGATGTTCATATTGGGTTGGGGGTTGAGAAGTCCTCACTCATAGCCCCCAATTTGATATAAACACCAACAGTCGTAGCCAGTTCTTTGGATTAACGGAAGAACTCACTAAAGAAAACCGTCCTATCTAGTTGTAAAAGTACCCAAATACACTAAAGCATTACTAAAATATCTCTCTAAAAGATCTATCATTAACTTATCATTTTTCTTTCTCTTTTTGCTGTAATATTCTTCTAAACACTTCTTAGGTAGTTGTCCTTCTCTTACCATATTAACTACGCCACAAGCGTGTAAACTGTGATGTAGGGTTTCTGGTAACTTACTTGAATAAACTATTCTTAAACTACCAACTCTTTTATTCTTCTTACCATTATTCTCTGTAAACAATTTGTCTGTTTCATACTGTATACTTTTCTCTGCTTTCTTGTGTATTTTCTGATGACAATCTTTGCATATCCATACAACACTTAGAGGATCTAGTAGTCTTTTGTATGATTTATGATGTAAAAAAAACAGCTCTCGCTCTTTGTTACATATATTACATTTAAAAGGCTGGTACTTTCTATACATTGCCTTTCTAAACTCTTTCCATAGACCTGAATCTATAAACTCCTTGTAGCTTCTAAAACCATAAAGTTTTAATTGCTTACATATTTTTTTGTAGTCTGATTTTTCTAGCATATTCTTATCATTCCTTAATTATTGATAATCAATAAAAGTAGTATGAAGAATGTACAAGATACTCCCATCATACTACCGAACTGATTATCAGTCAGATTTAAAGAGCGATCAGAACTATCTGAGTCTTATTTAAAACTTAGATAGAATGCAAAAAGCACCCATTTCTGAGTGCTTTAAGCAATGGATTACTTGATTAAAAGTAACAGCAAACCTACTAGCATTTCTCTGTAGATAAGTTGTACCTTTTAATCTCATATCCATCTGCTATATATAACTAAATTATTGAGGGGATGTCAAGTATGCTTAAATAAGTCCTAATTGTTCTTCTTTTTTAACCCCCTCAATTCTAGCCTTAGCTATTTCCATGTACTCTGGCATCATCTCTATTCCTATAAACTCTCTGCCTAATCTCTTACAAGCCATACCAGTTGTACCACTACCCATAAAAGGGTCTAGTACCACCTGTCCTTCCCTGCTTACTAACTTAACAAGATACTCCATAAGGGCAAGAGGTTTAACTGTTGGATGGTTGTTGGTATTTTTTGCCAATGGTTTCCCGTCTAATCTTGTTCCTTCTCCCGATTTTTGGACACTACCACTACATAGGTTATTAGGTGATGTTTTTTCTTCCAACCCCTCGCACCCTATATTTCTTTCTCTCTTACTTGCTTTGGCACAATAGAAGAATCGTGCTGCTGAACCCGAATCGTTTGCAAACTTATTTATTGTTTCAGGTCTTCCTTGCCATTTTTTTAACATAACATCTGAATTATCAAAATCTTTTTCGTCTGGTATCCTTCCCCCTGTCTTTGTCTGTGGAAACCTCTCTACTACTTCATCACTACCATCATGGATTAAATTGGCTGGGAAGCGACCAGTAATATCTGACCTATCGCTTCTATTAAAATCATTATCTTCTCCTTCTGCATAAAACTCCATACCTTTGCTTGTTGAGTTCGGTCTTGAACTTTGTCCTTCTTTTTTATCTTTCTCACTTGTGTATTCCACCCTACACCCATCAATATTTATTCCACCTACACCCCATTTAAGACAGTTCTGTGCTACATTTAACCCCTTTTCTAGTGGCTTTCTAGCAACTGTAATTGGCTCTAGTGCTGGTTTAAGAGCAGTTCCCCATCCTTCCCATTCGGAAGTTCCTTTAGTATTTTCTTGTCCTTTTAACCCCTTTGTGTTTACTCCTTTAGTATCTGAGACGAATGAAGTTTCCGTATTTGGTGTATATACTTTTTTATCACGAGGATTGAGCTTTTTATAGCCAATAAACTCTCTCTCATTTCCCTGTAACTTATCAACTGCTTTTCCTATATTAAGACTTTTAGGAAATCCTGAACCATATACCCAAGCTATCATATCTCTTATCTCAAACCCTGCATCTTCTATATTAACAGCCATTCTATGCTGTGTTCTTGTTCCAGCAAAAGCTAATAAATGCCCACCAGGCTTTAGCACTCTCAAGCACTCTTTCCATACCTCTTTACTAGGAACATCATAGTCCCACTTCTTACCCATAAAACTAAGTCCATAAGGAGGATCAGTTACAATAGCATCAACTGAGTTATCTTCTAACTGTTTCAATTCTTTTAAACAATCGCCCAAAATCAATTCCATAATAATAAACAATAATCTTTATTTTCAAAGAATGTCAAGAGGGGATATTTATACTTAACAAAAGATATATGTAATATCCCCCCTTTAACCCTACTATCTCCTTCTCTTTCTGGAGTTTTGTTTGTTTTTTCTCTTCTTTTTACTTGCATGTCCTTTGTACTCTCCAACAGGATTACCATAATCATCTGATGTAGTTAAGTTCCACTTCTTGTGATAATCCCTATGACAATACTTGCACCAACATACACAATTCTCTAATGTCCCTTTCCCTCCTCTTGATACTGGTAACTTATGATGAACAGTCAAATAGTTACCACTCCCACATATTTTACACTTAAAACAATCCCTCTCATGTACTGCAACCTTCCATTTGCTTGTACCCACAATGCACCTCCAAAGGTCTAGATTCTAGTAAGATTTTTAAAGAACACTAATTTATAAGTATCTCCCAACCTCTTCTAACATCTTATCTGTGTCTGCTATCCTAATCATCTTTTTGTCATGATTGAGTATTAACCAATACATACCAAGCTCTGCATCTCTTTGAGTTCCAAAACCACTATCCTTTGTATATTCACTACCTAATTGATATGTACCACCTACTACTCCATAGGTCATTCTAGAGCCTCTAAACTCTCTTACTGGCTGTTCTATAGCTCCCCTTTTATGAGTATGGCCACAAAATACTATGTCCAGTCCTTGCACTTCTCTGTGCCCCCTTACAGGTGGATGTACATTGTTATAAATAGAGTTACCTCTTAATCTATGACTTCCCATCATTCTGTAATTAATGTCATTAACAAACATGTCTATATAGGCATTGCCATAGAATACTGGAGCATTATATTTTTCCGAAAGTCCCGCATACTTACTTGTTCCATACTTCCTTTCCCATTTATGATCATGATTACCTTTCCAGAAAGCTAAGATCCTTTCTTCTCCTATGTAGTCAAAGATACTCATCATTGCCCTTCTTTGCTCTTCAAAGTTAAGATAACTTTCATCCTCTGCTGGATTAAAGTTAGCACTATCTAAAAGATCTCCAAGAAAAAAACACCCACTTACAAGTGGATGTGTTGCCATGATCTCTATGTCTCTCTGGAGCATGTCTTTGTCTATCCTAGCCCCTAAGTGCCAATCACCTGAAAGCCCTATCACTGCTGGTCTATCTGTTTGAATTTCTATCTTTCCATAATCACAAACATCTTCTATATCATCTCTGAAAGCATTCCTTCTCTCTATCTCTTCAAACCACTCTGAAACTGTTTTGTTCTTAGGCTTAGCAAATTCTATGTTTACTCTCTGGATGTTATCTTCTCTAATCTGTTCTATTGTCTTAAAATCACCTTTACTATTTACATATAGTCCTTCTTGTTCAATATTCTGACTCATAGTATAATATATGTGTTCTCTCTGCTAGTAACAGAGAGGTATTACAGGTTAATTACTCAGGTTGAGAGAGGGCTAAGTGTCCTCTCTCTTTTTTCTACTAACTAAATCTTTCTTCCAATGCTGGAATACTCTTAATGATCAACTCATATATGGTCTGTACCATACCCTTTATTGCAACAAAGTTGATAAAGAAGAACTGTAAAAGATTTCCTATATTATCCTCAAAACTCTCTACCCATTGATATTTAATAAGCACTAAAGTAAGTGCTACTGCACCAGAAAGAAGAGTGATTATCAATCTCTTTTCTTCTTTAGAAAGATCTCTCTTGAATATCTTTCCCAGTAGTTTAAATACTGATGGTAAAACAAACGGAGCTAATGAACCAATTGCTCCTGAAACACCAGCACTCAAAACAAATAATTCGCTATCCATTATATTTTAGATAAAATAAATTTAACTAACATTGTACCAAACAAAATAATACTTGCTGAATATATTATTATGTTTAGTATGTCATTCACTTTCTTTCTTTCCTTATTTAATCTATCTTTAATTGTACTAACAGGCTTCAATTGTTCCAAAAAACAATCTATTAAAATTTAAGGATACTCCTACTTTTTCTTGGGAAATAGTTTCTCCAACAAATCTACAACCCATATAAACCTTCCCTTCTTATATGCATTTAACTCTGATACTGCCTTTATTCTATCATTTTCTGCTGTCTTTCTGGCTATAACCTCTGTAGTATATTTATCACTAAGCTCTTTAAGCTCTATTTTAAGCTGTTCTATTTCTGCTGTACTTGTTACACTCAATTCATTGAACTTCTTTGTCCACTCAGCTACATCTTTTTTTAGTTGTTCTACCTCTTCCATAAAAGGTGATGTATAACTAAATTTATTAAACTCTTTACTCCATGCACTACTAAAGTATTCGCCATTCTTATTAGCTAGTGCCATATATAATCCATTCTTACTATGATACTTCATTACTTTACATGTTGTACCCCTCTTAATCAGCAATGGAGTTGTATCAGCATACCCTGCTGTCTTTAATAAGTTTACATCTTCTACTGGATAAATAATACTACCTACAACATATGGATATACTGGCTCAGGCTCTGGCTCTGGAGTTGGTATAGGATTAAGCTTTGCATCTATCATTTTAAGAAATCTATTCCATCCCAGATCTAATGTTCTATGAGGACAATACTTGCCACTATAATCTTGATGTTTTGTTACCTTGTCTAATCCCCATCCGTACTTTTTAAGCAGAAACACAATAAGATCAACAGCTCTTTTTTCTGCTAATGCAAACCTATCTCCACCACTCTTTGAATAACATATTTCAATTGCAATGCCCTGCCTATTACCAATACCAGATGTACCATCACCAGCGTTCCAGCTGTTTCTATCAAGAGGTATTCCCTGTACAATATCCTTATCATCTACTGCAAAATGAAAAGAAGTTTTCAAGTTATTCTTAATCATATAGGCAATCTCATTAATAGCTGGAGCATCATTTGCTGTGTTATGGATAACAAGCCTTGTGGGAGTCATTGTATAAGGACATTTAATAGGATACTTAGAAGCTGGTACTAAATTTTGCATGATTGTGATTGACATTGTATTTACAACTCAACAACAAATTAGCTAATAATTCCTATTTTTACCAAATAAACAATAAAACCAATGATTCCACCAATAGAACTAATAAGGGCTATAATACCTGCCCAACTTCCAATACCAAAAAACAATTTCATTCTCTTGGAAAATACAAAATCTTCAATAACCTTATCTAATATATCCCACTTAGTAAAACCTTCTGCACCTTCATTCCAATTATAGAAATGATCTATAGCTGGTATGGCTCTTTCAATAAGTTTTGAGTCTGTATTTGCTTTAGCATAGTCATAGCTAAATTTTATCATTGAGGAAAGACCAATATCCTTTTTATACTTATTATCACTACCAAGCAAAGCTTCTTTAATCTCTTTTATATCATTACCCTGTTGCTTAATAGCATTACCTTGCTCTTCTTGAGCCTTAACAATATTCTTTAAACAATCGGAAATCTCTTGTCGGATAAGGGCTTTGATTTGTGATTCTGTTAGCGTGTCTTTTTGTACCATAATCTGTTCTTTTCTTTATCATATCTAGCTCCCATTCCTTCATATAGTGTAAACTACTAAAGCGTTTAAGTCAATCAAAATAGCTTTGTCTTAACTGTTGTTGAAGTATCATTGTTATACCTATTATCATAACTTGCCTTTGTTATTGCAATATATTTCTGATAACCTGCCTGAGTAATAAGACCATCATCATACAACTTCCTCAGCATATCATTATTGAGTGCATCTCTCTTTCTTAACTCGTTAAGTAAATCATTATTGCTATCCTGACTTAGAACTGGAATAGATTGCTTTACAACCTTGTATACAAGATCCTGACTTAGGTTCTTATCCTCTGCATAGATTGCAAACATCTCACCTTTCACAATCTCCATTCTAACAACTTCAGCAAGAAACTCTCCATACTCCTCTTCAGACAACCTTTTCTTTTGAATATCTAAAATCTCCCTCTTTTCTGCATTATCAATTCCAGACTTGGATATTCTAGTGAAGTTACTATCCCCAGATCTCTCTAGTATTTCCCTCTTGAACTCTTGTCTTAGCCTTGTAGCTTCTGACTTATCTGTTCCAGTCCACCCACCCTCTGGCTCTTCGCCTTTCTGCGATACAATATACTCATCAATTTTCTTTAACAGCTTGTCATTACTTGGCTCTGCATAGTAATCTTTTAAGAGCTTCTCCAAGTCCTTGTTCTTCTTCTGTTTTCCTAGTGCTTTCTCCCATTCTTCTCTTTCCGTTAAACCATAATTAGTAACTGACAATATTCTTTCCAAAAGTGGAAGCTCTGTAATTTTCTGCAAGTTGGAATCAAGAGATTTGTCATATGTATTTGCAGACAACAAACCTATTCTGTTTCCAGTAAGCAAGAACATATTACCAAGCCTTGTAAGTCCACCCTCATTCCACTTCGCTGTATTTATCGCTGGTCTACCCCTGAAGTCATCATAAGGATTCCTACCCTGTAAGTAATCCTGCCAGTCCTCGGCAATTTCTACAATAGGATTTCCACCAGTCTTAAAAGGTGTTAAACCAATTAACATCTGACCCACCTGTTCAACTTTCATCCCCTCCCCACTCAGGGCTGTAAGTAACTTCCAGATAATGGCTCTTGCCAAAACCTGAGTTTCTGAACCAGCTGGAGCTTCTGCAAATAGCCACCCCTTAGAATCTTCATCATAAGCAATGGGAAGTAAATTCTTTGTAGCCTTCTGGTACTCAGAAGCATAGTCAAATGGATTAACTTCTTTCTTTTTCTCTGGATCATCTGGATCTGGAATCAGAACTTTCGCCATCTTACTCAATGCAAACTGTACCAAAACAGGTACTCCAATTTGTAAGAAGAAAGCAAACCAAGCTCCTGATCTTGTCTTGGGATTCTGTAGTAATAACTCAGCATCTTCAAACAAAGCCTGTGTACCAACATTACTGAAAATAAACAAGTCGTTTGTTATTGGATACAAATGGCCTTTTGTACTGTATGCTGGAGTACCAATCTTCTTGTCGGCATAATAAACGGCTTCCTTTTCTGATGCTCCCATCCTCTTTAATACTTGAAAACCAGCAATCTTACTGTTTCTCTCAAGCGTCATACCAACAGTTAAAAGACCATCATATAACTTACCAATTGTATTGTTGAGGATTTTAAGCTTAGGATTCTCGTCTATCTTTCTTCTAATATCATCAAAGATATTTAAACCAGTTCTGAACTCAACTCTTTTCTTAATAGCATTGTAATAAAACAGATCATTACTCAACTCTACATCCATCATCTTCAAGTCTCTCTTGAATAGATAGATGTCATACAAATGTTCGGTAACATCATCCATCCTATTTGTCGCCATCTTCCAAGATGTCTTAAGAGAGTTTATATATTCTTGAATGTATGCTTTATATACCTTACCAGTCCTAATAACAACATTCCTATTCTTCCAGTCAAACAACCCACTTAAACCAGCAAGATTCACAGTAGACCTGCTGAAGTCTTTTAATGGATTTGTGTAAAGTGAGAAACCAGCTCTTAATGTAGTAAACAATGGCTTTGCAATCCTATTAAAGGAGTTGAATACCCACATTATTTTTTGCACATCCTCCTGACTGTCATTGAGAAGTCCTGTAAATGCCTTCTTCATCCCACCATCTATGTAGTAAGCCACCCTCTGACCATCCTCTAACAACTCCAGCATCCTGTAACCTTTATCATGCCACTCTGGATCTTTTCGGAAGGAAATGATTCTACCATCAGAGTCCCTAATAGGCTCTGCCTTCTTTATCTCATCAGGGAAGAAGTCCTTTATATCTTTTATCATGTGAAGTTTTGCCTCATTTATCTTTGTCAATCTTATTAGACTTGCAGACTTTAACATTTGCGTATCAATAGGATTCTCTATTGTACTAAGTGTCCCTACTGCCGGTATCACACCAGCTGAAACATATGTATCGTTTATATAGTGTACTACTGCAAACGGAGTGTATGTGTTCTTGTTTACTGTAGCAATCTCCTTGAAGAAACTTTCGCTATACACACCAGCCTTATAACCATCTTCAACCAGCTTAAAATTGTATTCTCTCCACCATTTCAATTTCTCTTCTAGAAGTTCCCATTGAGCAGGAGTAAGCTTCTTTTTAATTGCATCATATGTTTCCTTTGCATAGTCATAATTCAAGCCCAGTGGATTTGCTAAATCTTTTCTGTCCCCCATATTCCTTTCCAGCATCAATATCTTACCAATGTAATCAATGTCAATTCCTGCTTCTCTGACTGGATTAAGGAACTCCCTTTCTACATGTTCCCCATACTTATAAACATCATTACTTACCTTGTTAAGATTATTCATCAGTTGTTTCGCTTCTTCTAATCTGCTCAATTCTATACCACCTTTCTTCCAAGCCTCCCTCATCTTATCCAAGTAAGGAGCATGTACATCTTGGATCATAGACTTAAACCAAGTGTATTTCTTGCTCCACTTCTCTTCTCTCTTCATTGCCAACTTTCTTTCTTGTGCGTTCATTCTCCTTCCCCTTGCTTCCATAAATCCTTCATCTATCTTTTCAATTCTATTAGCAATCTCTTCCCCCTCCTTTATCATATCCATAATGGTAAACAACTCTTTCTTTACCTCTGACTTCCTTGCAAGATACTCAACAAACCCCTGATAAAAATTAGGAGCAACCTCTTTAACCAGAGATGGCTTATTAAGAAATACTGAGAGAGCTTCTGCATACAATTCTTTAGCTGAATATCTGTAGGTCTTATACTTCTTAGGTACACTTGCCTCATCAAATGGATTCCATACCTGAGTAAGAGCTTTAAGTTCTCTTCTTATATCCTTGTTCTCCAGATCCATAAACTGTCCTTCTATATAGTTTCTGAGATTTGCTATCCTTCCTAGAATGTTCCCTCTCTTTAAGGTCATGTTTTCAGTACCACCAAACCAATCAAAGAGATGCCCTATCTCATGAGCAAGTACCTTCTCAATGCCATTCACCCTCTCTCTCCTTTGCTCTTCTGTTTCTGGTAATTGCATTTCTTCTCCAGTAATACTATCTATAACAGTTTCAGTTTTAGGCTTAAAGAGAGTTCTAAGTATTCTTATTCTTGAATCTGTATCTTCACCTGCCGTAAAATCTCCAAGCTTTCCATTCTTTCTAAACTTATTCTGCAACTTAATATTTGCTCCAAGCTCTGTTGCCATTATAATAAGCTCTGGAAGTTTTACTGATACTTCTGATACATCTTCTGTGTTTATATCTTTTGCAATTTTTCCATAATCAAATAACTCGCCACTTCTATACTTACCTTCGTCAAACTCTCCATTAAGGATACTTTTATGTTTGTATAAATCTTCTATATTATCAATATCATCAGGTAACAACCAATGCCTTGAATCTTTACCACCGTTAAACAACACATAAGTATATAAGGGCTTCCCATCATAATCAGAGTTTTCTGTAACAACTGCCCCATTAAATCCTAGAGCTTGGATAACATCACTATCAAATGTTGCCCAATCCATAACACCATCATTTACCATAAAATTAAGCTTTTGTTCTGTAAATGTAAGTTCTTCTCCGTCTATATCTGTGTACTTCTTACCTACAAAATCTTTGAGTAATTGGTAATGTTCTGGATTCCTAACATCAAACATGTTTTTTGTTTCAACTAAGAAATTGTGAACTTTTCCAGGTCCTGCTTCACTCCATCTTGTAAATATAGATGCGAAGTCTTTTTCAGGAGTAAAGAAGATTCCACCCATATCTTGTCCTTTACCAAGATTTTCTGCTGTTGTTGTTCCAGCAACTCTTCCACCAGTAGAGAGTTTTTCCCCTATAATTTCTGCTTGTCCACCATGATAAAGAACCATAAAATCTTTCTTAAAATCCTTTAGGGATTTATAGTTAGAAATTATCTTTGCAACTTCATCAGAAACGCCCATCAATCTATATTTTAAACCAAGAGTATCTGATTTAATTGCATCTGTATAATTCATATAATCTTTAGCCCTCTTAGCTTCAAGCTTCTTTTGCCTATCAAGTAATCTTCCAGAGATAAGACTCTCATAGAAATCTTCTATGTCTTTAATATGGTCAATGCCATTAAACAACCTATCCAAAAATATCTCCACCATTCTTTTTAACTTGCCTAAGAATGTTGTAGAAGTTTTGTTGTTCATGTAGTCAATTATGTTCTCTACCAGCCACTCCTCTGCAAGAACATTCATATTTGTATCCATATCCCCACCTCTAAATGTTTCCTGCATTGAAAATAACTGCTCCCAGTTCTTAAATTTCTCTGTTTTAAATAGAACATATGTCCACTCCCCCCTTTCTTTCCCCATAATTCCATCAAAGCCAATACTTGAAAGGAACTCAGAAGCAAGTTTCCTGCCATCATCCTTAGAGTCCTTTATAAGTAAGCCTGACAGAGCATTGTAAACCCCACACATATCAATCTGCCTGTTAAAAATCTCCCTATACTCTTCCACCTTATTTTCAAAAATCTCCTTGCCACTAGCAGATCTCCTATCAACCCCCTCATCCTTTGCCCACTTAATAGCCAATTGC